ATTCTATATTCCAACAATCAACACAATTAGGATGTTGGATGCCGGCGTCAAGATCATTTTGTATTTCTAATCGTGTGGGGCTATTCCATGCATCATTCAACGAATCCTTATCTAGTGTAATAGTTTCGCCGGCAGCGTTGGTAAACATCTTTTTGCTGCCGTTGCATAAGGATACATGCCCTCCGTTATGGAAGCTAAGACCCATGTGGGCTAATGAGCACCAGGTCTTAGCTGTCATATCAAAGAGTTTTTCCTACTGTCTCAAGAATGGTATTGAGTTCCTCGTGATCAGCATTTTCGTCGCCTAGTTTAGCTTTATGGGCAATCCTAATAGCTTTCTTAAGGATAGCTGGTTTGATTTCCATTTCTTCAGCAATGGCTTTAATAGTATCGCTAAGTCCTGCATTGAGATCTTCAACCTCTTGCATTACTGCCATACCTTCGTTAATAATTTGAGTAAGTTTAGCCTTTTGCTCAGCCGAAAACATTCGTGAACTCATTTGTATCTCCTAAAAAATTAATTATATACTCTTTTAAGATTAATTACAATAGATATTGGACAGGAAATCCATCTTTCCTAGTGAAATACATAAAATTAAATAGCCTATTTAAATCTTCTTTGTTGGTTACATTTCCAATTGGAAAATCATAATACATTTGATCCGGAGTTACTCCGTGTTTGCTTAACCAATTTTTAAATATATCGCTATTATAAATTTCTTGCCTGTATGGGTTATTCATTAATATAAGATATCCGTTATTTGAATAATGCCCTGAAGTATCCCAGTTGTTCGGATCATCTTGATCTAAGAAACTTTGTAATAATGTTTTCCCTAAAATCTGTGGGCCAAATATTAAGTTTGCGAATTCCGACGAATGATATTCTCTGTAACTATTTTCCATGAACCACCAATTTTGGTCATCATATGCAGTATCGTGTAACAATACTATTTCTTTCCAGTTTTGTTTAAACTCTGATGATAATAATGGTGCAGCTTCGATCTTTAAGAAAGTTTCAAGATCATGAACAAGATAGTTTAATTCCTGAAGATAATTAGTAATTGTTAAATGATCAGGTACTTCTCTATTATTTAGATTGACATATTTTTGCGTTTGAGTAAAAAATCTATGTGATTTATTTAAGTAATCTCTAGTAACTGCGTTTACACTGGCTGGATGAGGATAATCAAAAACGAATCCAATATTGTTTAATATATCAAACAGTTCCTGCATTCTGCTGTATTTTTGTTTAGCCTCGGTATTCCATGGTACCGGTGATAATTGATTTATATTGACCGATCTTTGTGTTACCACTGGTAAACCACGCTGTAGAAAATGATCTGCCCAACTCTTTACAGCTGGATTATCAATAAGTTCTACATCTAAGATGATTGTTTCGTTGGGCAATTGAAAAGATATCTTCATAGCAATATTTAACTATAAATATTTGTGTCATGAATATTACATTTAATCAAAAACGACTGTTTCTGTCGGATGTCAAAATGGACTTTGGAGTCAATTATGCTACTCTATTAGATCATCTTAAAAAAGAAGAATGGGTACCGCAAGGTCTGAGACAATATGTTGGACAAGAAAATCCTGCATTTGATTATAGATACCTAATTAAAAATCATGACCCTAAAAGTCGTTTGTTACAAAATATACTGCATTACATAATGTCCGATCGGGTACACGATCAGGCCCTAGATACCCTTTACTCATACGATCCAAATTTTGAAGGACTGTGGGGTATGGGCAAAGAGAAAATGAAGAAATTTGCAAACTGGCATGCTTACTACCAACTTGACAAACCCGGCTTTCATTTAAAGCCGCACACTGATTATCGTAGACTAGTTGCCACAGGTATGATTTATCTTACCGAATATGACAACCCAGATTTATCTACATACTTCCATTGGAACGGCGATCAAGCCAACGAAATACGATTAACCACCAACTTTGGCGATGGATGGTTGCATGTAAACGATGCACCTAACATACACACCGGAAGCAACAACACTCAACAAGATAGATACACAATACTACTGGGACTAACTATCAAGCATCCCGATGACTGAGCATGATCTAGTCTTTCATAGACAAACACGTAACTTACCCAGTATAAAAAATATTCCACCCAACAGGTGCGATTGGCCTTGGAAGGAAATTCACATTGATAAAAAAGGAAGAATATTTCTATGTGGGTGCGATGCCTGGGTGCCTTTTTCAGTGGGACATATATTAGACTTCGAATCTATGTCCAATATATTTCAAACAACGACAGCCCAATTAATACAGAATGGAATTACATCGGGTACGTATGAATACTGTGACACTACACATTGCGGAGTGGCCAATGAAGTTAAAACATTAGCATATGATTACGAAATACAACTAGGTATAGATGACAGTTGTAACTTACAGTGCCCAAGCTGTAGAAAAGAGTTTTTATTCAATGATAGCGCAGACTATGTCAATGAACGTCAAATTTGGTTAGACCGTGTCAAGGATTGGATACATCAGAGTCCTGATTCCCGTGTCAATATTCTAATAGGGTCAAACGGAGAACCATTTGCCAGTCCTGTATATCAACACTTCTTAAAAACTGAATTTAATCCCAATGTACACTACGAAATACGATCAAATGGTACATTGATCAAACGACACATTGATAATTTAGCCATACTACCCAATTTAAAAATTATCAAGTTAAGCATTGATGCTGCATCAGCATACACATACGAACGTGTTAGAAAACCTGCAAAGTGGAACACGTTGCTTGATAACATTGACTACTTGAATCTACTCAAAGAGCGGTATAAATTCAAAGTGTATGCCAGCTTTGTGATACAACAAGACAACATTGAAGATGTATTACCTTTTATTAAGTTTTGTGAAGATAACGAAATAGATAGTTGCGATTTTACGTTATTACAAGACTGGGGAAGTTTTGACGATTTTGATGCACAATGTGTGCATAGGCCCGATCACGCACTACACTATAGATTCAAAGAAATAATATCCACAGCAGAGTTTAGTAAACTAAACCCGTCCTGGTTGACTGATTATTGATCAACCAACCACGGAAACAGTACAGTCCAATCAGTTCCGCGCCGCCTATCCATCTCAGTGAGATAAACTTTTAAGTTTTCAATTGCCTCGGGGTTCTTTGGTCTGCAGGCTATTTTGGCAGCAATGCCTCGAAAGTGTTCTTTGATATTTCGTTGTTGTTCATTATCTTCGGGCATGATTGACAGTGTGCGTTCAATGTCATCACGAAATACATCAGGTCCAAATATGTCAGGCTTCATATAACCAGGACTGGGTACACTGGTGCAACTCCAGTTGATATAGTCCCATTTAAATCCTAAATCTTTTTTGAGTTGATTCCAGTAGTTGATTTTTTCAAAATATTCAGGCATGGTCTTGATTGACAATGCATTGACAGCAGCATTGATGCAGATAGTGATATCCTTGCTTAACATATACTCCATGTTGGCGGTATACTCAGCAAGATCCAATCCCCAACGTACATATTCCTGCTGTGGCCCCCAACAGTCTAGACTACCGGTTATTTGTATTCTTTTTAGTTTACCTGCATCTTTGAGTGCTATCATGCGATCAATTATGCGAGCAAATCGTCGGGGCTCTACTTTTAAATTACTAACCAAATTTAAACACAGTTCCGGACTAGGATGTGTTTCAAAGAATTCTAAGCATTGTTCTAGTTCTTTTTGAAAGAATGGTTCGCCACCTAAGACATGAAAGTACCTTAGTTTACTGTGATTACGATCAAACCAGATCCAAAATTGTTCTAGTAGCTCGTTGTACTGATCTGTTATTCGTATGTCCTCGGGGAATATTTGTACCTGACCTTTTTTAAATACGCCGTGACGTGTATTTTCTGTTTCCCATAAGCTACTAAAATGAGGACCACAATATAGACAACCCATATTACAAGTGTTAGTAAAATACACTTCGAGTATAGTTGGTGTTACCTCATTTAACGCAGGATCGTCGTTTAGTTCGACTGCATGTTCATAATGTCCATTGGTCAATTGATACTGTCTATCACTCATGCCGCCGGATTGTTCAATGGTCTGACAGTACTGGCATCCTGCCTGTGGCCATTCGCCTCGCCGCATCTGTTCTCTGCTTTGTATTTTCCTTGGCGTATTATGAAAACTGTGAAATGTATCTACAGTAAATTCATCATGGTCACAACGATGGCAACTGCTGCTTCTTGCTAGTCCTAGGAACACCGTGGACCAAGACCACTTCAGTAAACAAGCAGTTTCTGATTTGATTGGGAATGTTTTATTCATTTAAAATTATTGAAAAATTTAGTATCTAATTCGTACAATCTGGATAGGCTGTGCTTCCAACTGTTCCCTCTGATACGGTCAAGTTTATTTAACCACTTTATCCAGGTAGTATCATGTCCTGACAAATTGTCAAGAGTGTTTAATAATATGGTCTTGGGAGCTGAGTTAACTTGTGCTTGTAAATATTCTTGTACATGTTGAACAAGGTGCTCGGGAAAATTACGCAATGATAAATCCCCTATAGTGTCGCTTTGAAAATTGAATGCAAAATTGTTATCCGCTGCCCAATTGTATAGGTCTCCAAAGTACATTATGTTATGCACACCTATATTCACTCCCATGCTTACGTCAATGCCTGCATCTCTGTAACTGTATAAATTTTTTTGCACACTGTTCCAGTTTGCGGGATATCTTATATATTCAAATTGATCTCCAATGGCATCTATACTGGCAATAAGAGTTACTTTGTTAAATTTTTTCCATATATCAAATACATCAGTAGTCAATTTAAATGTAGCATTAGTATTATATAACACATTAGTATTTTTTGTATTTGTTGTTTGGCTTAGGTGTGTTAGCACTCTTACGTGATCATTGGTCATTAATGGTTCGCCACCATTGAAATAAATGCTCTGTAATGTGTCAAGATCAAAGTTAAAAAAGACTGGATTATGTTTTGTTGGTTTTATTTTTATTCGAGTTGGAAATCCTAGTTTTATTTCATCTTCTATCCACGCAGAACTAGAATAACTGCTGCACATGATACATTTTAAGTTGCAAATATTGTCACAATTGTATTGTAGCCAGTTTAAGTGATTTGTAGTAATTGTTTCTTTTATTTGTGACTGAGTTCGCTTTGAGGTGGAACCAATGGATTCTAGGTCTTTACATTGACGGCAGGAGTTGGGTAACTCGCCGGTGGTTAAAAAATACGTTCGGCGTTGTTCTAAAAATTCATTGTCAAATGATATTTGATCTGTAGGTTCGGAGAGTTCGCTGATACAGCAGTGACCTAATTGTACTGCACTCTCATTTAATTTGTAAACAAATAAATTTCTAAATAGATCCGGACAGTAATTTTTCATAATAATTGAGGCTCACTTTTATCGTCGGGGCACGACTCCCATTGATAGCGCAGCAGCCGCGCCCTCACGGTCCTAAGGTGAAGACTTTACGTTTGATTCGCAGGTTCTAGTTCTATGTACAGTTCCGTCTGACTGTTTTTCTTCTTGCCATACGGAACACACTTGTTCTTCTTTAATTTGTTTTTCAGGAAACACTTTTTCTACTGTGTAGTTTGCACCCATCCATCCAAGGGCACTAAAAAATCCCCATACTAACATTTCGCCTATCATCGTGGTAACCTTTCTTGAATAAGTTTTACTGTTTGATCACTTAACACCACTTCATAGTGGTTGGATTCTAAATCTACTAGCTCCATATCTTGTCCGTGATGACGTTGACTGGCGATAGTAACTACTCCATCATTTGGTTGTACTACCCAAGGCGCATTACCTGTTGTAGTGACTATATTGGTCCATGGATGGTGTATTTCTATCTTTCGTACCTGCCGCATAGCCCAACTATTAGGGCCAATATCTTTTAATAGTCTGCTGTATGGTAAAAAGTATTTTGCAACATCGGCAATTTCAGCACCACCATATGGGGTACTCAAAGTAATTGCACCCAATACACGTTCCGGCATTTCGTCGGCTAGGTGTAGTGCATATATGCCACCTAGGCTGTGGCATACGAAGAAGATACTATGAAACTCTTTTAACTGATAACGCATATCAGCTAGATTCTTTTCAAACCCATTACGACTATCGTAGTTAATGACTAGCTCTTCGTGCCCTTTAATGTGATCACGAATATAGTTAAAACTCTCGCCAGTTGCGCTGGCACCGTGGATATAAACAATTAGCATTGGTACTCCGGCCATAGTTCGGCGAACTTGTATTTAAAGTCGGGCCAGTATTTTTGTTCTTGATTGTGATGCCATTGTAATAATTGACTACAATCCTTGGTGTCACTGTTAACAGCTCTAAGACTGTTGGCCATGTCTTGTAAAAACTTTTTCTGTCTTGGCCATGTTATATATTGTACGGAATGTTCTAATTCGGTAATGCTCCGTTGAATTAAATAATTGGGTAGTCGGGCCACAGACAATATTTCCGGATAAGTTAATTCATTCCATCTAGGCTGCGGAAAATTGTTTTCAAAAAAGTAACGATTTACTTCTGATAAGTTCAGTGCATTATATACACTAAATTGTCCAGTGATACCTACTAAGTGGCCAGGGCGGTCTTTGATTGCATCTTGTAAGTAACGTATGTTCTTGGTAATTAGATCCCATGTGCTACCACGACGAACATATTCAAATTTATTCTCAATGGTTTCAAAACTGACATCCCATACTACACGATTCTTGGTCAGTAACTTCTTGAAGATTTTGTTATTTTCTAAAGGTACACTGAGGTTAGTAATTAAATTAATATGTGCATTTTCATCTATTACATCTAGCAACTGTTCGTTTTCTTTTTGCAGCAAGGGCTCGCCGCCCAACAGGCCTAGATTTTTAAGCGTGCCTTTGTTTTGATCAATGAATCGAAGTATGTCTGGCATAGTATTGGAATAGTCTATGCGTTCGGGCGCAACACCTTGTAGTGCAGCCCATTGACTGCTTGCATCGTGTCCGCAGTAGACACAACTTAAATTACATGTGTTTGACCAGCGAATATCTAAATTTTGTATATGTTGTTCTTCAATTGAATTAATAGAAACAGTTTGATTCTGTGCGATATCGTTATACCACCCACGCTCGCTAGAACTGCTTCTTTGTTCGTGTGTGGTACACACTTCGCAGTTAGTATGGTATTCGTTGTTTAGTATTGCTGATTTGATTTTGATTAATTTTTTAGATTGCAGAATTTCAGATATTGGTGTACGTCTTAGATCACCAAGTTCTTCTCTACCTGCACAGCAGACCTTGTATGAACCTTGTGGATTGATGTGTATATTGGTCCAAGGAGCATAACAGAAGTTTGATCCAATTGTCTTATCTAAATTGATTGTCATTGAGTTAAAGTTAAAAATGCAGCCTGGGCTGCATTGTTATTTAAGTGTTGCGCGAAGCATCCAAGAATGTTTTGCGTGAGCATCTTGACGGTCTGCATAGAAGTTGGCCAAGCCAAATTCCTTGTTCTGCTCGGCCAGCATGTAAACCACTTGGAACATTTGTATCATTTTTTCACAGTCTTGATACAGTTCGGCCAGCATGGCTTCTGCAGGCATGATCTGTGTTTCGTCTTCAATTTGACTCAGCATGCTGAATCTAGTAAAACTGGCCGGAGTCCAGGCACCAAGCTTACGAATGTTTTCTGCAAAAGGATCCAGATGTTCCTGTACTTCGCTGTAAATTGTATCAAGTAAGGTGTGATATTGCGGAAAGTTACTTCCTTCAATATTCCAGTGAAAAAACTGTGCTTTGACCATAAAAGCATATTCACTGGCAAAAGCCACTTTACTAGTTTTAATTAATTCTTCCATAACAAACCCTATAATAGGTATTTATCTACCCTGTCCCTGATATGACTTGTGTGAACGCTTGTGTGATTTGTTCATTGCGCTAGTCTTGGGTTTACGGCCGCCTTGACTGGTCAATTTTACAACTTTTTGAATTGCATTTTTACCGCTAGTTGATGCTTTTGCCATTTGTTTCTCCTTGATTAAATTGTTTTTTCAGTATACTCGGCCTTGTTCCAACCCAGTAAAAAATTAGACTTCCAGTGATTCTGTTCAAATCCTTTTAAACCATTCCATTTTTCTTTGTTGCTGAGTATTCGTCGAGCAGCATCATGCCAGTCAATTTGCATCAATTTGGCTTGAACTTGATCAAGCTGATGGCAAAATTCGTCATATGATGTGTAATCGCATTCAATGTGCAACACTTCATAAAGATTGTGATCATGATCTACCGCATCAAGAGCAAAATCAAATCCCCATTTGGCAATGGTATTCATAACCAAGCTGGCCGCTGGTATAGTTTTACGTAACATGAATAATTGATCATGAGCTTCGTGACTGTATCTGCAGCGTTGCAAAATCAAGCAATGATCAAGACACAGTCCGGTGCCGTCTATTTCCAACCAGTTTTGTTGAAAGCAGAGATGATTGAGCGAACGATCCAATTGGTAGCCCATGGCTTCGTAAAATCCAATCTCGGCACAATTTAATTCAAATCCGTCTTTGTCGTAATATCGAAAATCTTGTGAATCAAATATGTTATAGTTGGGCTTGGTACAAACAGGATCTGACAGGACGCTGTAATCGCAAACTTTTATCATGAGTTATGGGTGCATTCCAAAATTGCCTTGCATGCGTACCTGATCAATATCATGCTCGTGGGCATAAGCATCTACACGCATTGCTAGTTGAAAATCAAGTATGGTCAATCCTTTTACATCAAAAGTAGATGTTTTCACAGCAACCTCGGCCACGTCCTGTGTGACTTCGGCAAAATGATCCATCTGTTCACAGAGTTGATTTATAAATGCCACAAACTTTAGTGCATATCTATGATCTTGGGCCACGTATTTGGCCTGCAGTGTTTGATGATCTATCATTTCCCAATCAGGCAAATATCGGCTTTTCAAATCGTCCAAGGCCTGATCAGCAGGCTTAAAATCTTCAATGGGTTTACTTCTTGATTCATTTATGACACGACTTCTTTTGATCATTGATGCAAATTCATGAGTTTTCATTCGGTGCGATCCTTGTTATCCAGTGACCCGCCTGTTACCCAAGCAGTACAGCTTCTAGTTCCGGCGCATTTGAAATGTAAAAAATTACAGTAGCCCAAATCAGCTTTCTGTATCGTGGCCATGGCATCTACGGCTTGGTCATCACCTTTGATGCCGGCTTCCATACAGGCCCACATCTTGTCCGAAACATCAAAGGCCGCACAGTTGCCACACTGCATGGTTCGGGCAGTTTTTTCATCTATGTTCCAACGTCGAGCAGCATTTTTCCAATAGCTGCCGGGCTTGTCAGGATTGGCAGGACCGTAATAGTATTCGTCTATGGCTCGCTGCCTGTGTTTCAAATTGACATCAATGTCGTGAGTGGCAATGGGGCAACCTTTTTCAGCAGCTTCAACTAGTCTAATTAGATTTCTCATTTCTTTTTGGTTGCTACGTTAATTGCTGGACCGTGGCGCTCAGGGTTGGGATCTTGTCTGCGTTTTCTGGCACCAGCACTAGAGCGTCCTTTTTTACCCAAGGCATGTGCTTTGCTAGCAGGCAAGCATTTTGGTTTGCCTTCGCTGTCATCTCGACCGCCACAGTCGCCACGAATTTTTCCATCTGGGCCAAAGCGCACCCACTTTTCTTTAAACCATTTGTGCAAATCTTCTTCTAGTTCTGATTCTGCAAACTGCGACGGATCAATTTCTTCGTTTGCTCTTTTTTTATTTTTAACACAGTTGGGATACCTTTTGCCGAACATGGTTTTCATGCCCTCTTTATGATATCCTTTCCAGCAGGCTTCTAGCAGTTCTCGGTATTTCATTTTTTACTCTTGTTGCCCCAATTGTTGGCACCTACTTTTCGGCAACGAACTAGTGCACCTGATGCGTATGCACTGGGCCATACTTTGTAACGACTTTTCACTTTATGATAACAAGCATCTTGTTTCTCTGCCAACATTGAATTGCTGTATGCAGGTCCGCCACATTCAGGACAAGCAGTAGCCGACTCAGTAACTATGTCGTATCCGGCACGGCCAAGTTCTTCAACATAACGTTCAACAGTTTCGTTGATGTCATCACTGAATTCGTCGTCGCTTGGAGCCCAGTCCTTGGGAATTGCTTTTTCTAAATCTTGTGTAGTAGGTCGACCGGCGAAACTTGAAGTAGTACCTTGTGGATTCTGAGCAGTTCTGGCTGTTATAGTTGATACTTGATTTCCGCCTTGCGTTACGTTCTTGCCGGCTCCACCAAATCCTATGCCTTTATCTACAGTTAACTGAACGTTGTGAGCCAATGGTACAGTAGCAGATGTAGTGTTAATTGTGTTAGGACGTCGAGTTGTTGATGCACTTACCGGACCTACACTATAGTCTGATGTAACAGTACCATCGTCATCTGTTGTTTGTTGAAACCCGTTAAATCTTGGTGTTACAGTGGCTTCACTAAAACGTCCGCGATAACTATTAGCCTTCATACTGTTGCGTGAACCAATCACTTGATGACCTTCACCACTCAACATCAAGTCATACATCAACTTGATAACTTTGAGTGGACTATCCATACGCTCTAGTGCTGATCTAAACCATTCTACTTTTTCTGGCTTCATTGGTTTAATACTAGGCTTACTGATCATTTGAAACGCTAGAGTTTTTAATGTAGGTAAGTCTCTTATTCTTTCAAGTTTCTTGATATCTTCAATGTCAAAGTTAACATCTGGCTTACGTGCTTCACCTAAACCTTTCGCTTTATCAGCTGCAATCTCAGCTTTTAATGCATCAATTTCTGCTTGCTTTTGTTTCATCATCTTCAAGTAATGATCAGGATGTGGCAGTCCACTTTTCTTTCTAATCTCTTGATGATGTTGATGTAGTTTGTCTTGTGCAGAAGTTTCTGTCATTCCATAACCGGGGCACTCTTGTATGCCATGTACTGGACAAGCACGACCCTCTTCAGTCATGTTACAGCCAGTTTCTTCTAGACTACGTAGTCCAAATGCTTTCTTCTGTGTCTGCTTTATTTTTTTAATTTGTTTGAATCTATTTTTCTTGTGCTTGGTGTGTAACTGAGCACCGTAGGTCTCTTCTACTTCACCACGAGCATCTTGCTTTAAGTCATTGACAATTAATTGTAACAATTCATCAGCAGCACCGTCGCCCCACTCTAGACTTTTAATAATGGCGTGTGCGCCTTCGCGACCAACTTGTTGAACAATGTGTTGTAGTAATTGTTTTGTCAAGTGTGGCAAGCCTTCTGGATCACCTTCTGCTTCCTCTACACTTTTGGGTTTTTTGTGATGCTTTTTCATGTTGATTGCAATAGCAGCCTGTTGTGCAGCATTAGCAGCTTCTCTCATGTCATGAATTTGCTGCTCGGCAATCATGACCAGTTGTTGCATTTCTTCAATGCTTTCACAGTTCCACCGACGTAATGCTAGTGCTTTAGGAGTGGGTTTACCGTTGGGCTTTTTCATAGGACCCTTGTTGCCACTCATTCTAGCACAGAACGATTTGCGTCTTTTAGCGGCTTTACTACCTTTTTTAAGTTTACTTGGCTTAGTGGTAACTGCAGTTTGAATCTTACTACCTGGATGCTCTCTACGGTATACACTAACACTTTTCTTACTCATGCCACCCACACGTGGATTTTTATGCTTAGACCAGTTTTCACCTTCTGCCACTGAGTCTTCCGCCACACCTTTTCTAATACTTAATTTGTCGGCCGGGCTTGGGCCAAACCCGCCACCATTGGCAAAATGCTTACGAGTCTCTTCTTCTCGTTCTCTTTTTTGCCTAATGCGTTCTGCATTTCTTTGTGCTTGAGTTGGGGTCTTTGCAACTTTTTTCATCATGGTGTCAAACTTCTCATCGCCAGTTGCCTCCGCCACACCTTTCTTACCAAACCAACCTTGATTAGTTTTTAAATTAAATTCACCAATGATGTCACCGTCCCAGCTTTGTGCTACCAAGTGAACTCTGTCTCGCTGTGGGTGTATTTCACCACCTGCTGCAGCAACCGTATCACGCCAGGTATCGTAGTTGGATACTGCTTGTTTGCTTTCAGTTACGCCGGCTTTAAAAAAATCATTAATAAACATTAGATAGTACCCTTTCTTGCTGCAGCTACTTGACCCATCAAGTCTTCAATTTGTCTACCTAATTGTACCTTTTGTGATTGCATATCCTTCAGTGACATGGCCTTTTCTACAGGGTTAGCACCTTGTGGAAATTGTTTATTCATCTGTGCAAGTTGACTTCTTGCACCTTGAACCTGTGCCATTAAACCACTGACTTGATTTTGTGCTTCGGCTTTACTGGCAACTTTTTGTTGACGTTGTGCAACTTGATCCTGTGGAGTAATAGAAACATCATTACCTATGCCTGATCCCGGAGCTCCGTATTCAGCTAGATACTGTTCAAATTCAGCACGTAAACTTTCTTCAACACTTTCTGAGGCACCGCCACCCACTAGACGACCAGCATAAGGATGCTTTTTGTATCCACCCTTTTGAGGCATAGGCTCACTGCCACGAACTTGATCTCCGGGCTTTTGCCCCGCAGCCTGCCCAGCAAATGACATCTTCTCTAGTAGGTCACGCATGTGGCTCATTAGTAAACGCCTTTACCCACTGCGATTTTCTTTGGCTTGTGTGCATTGCCCACTTTCTTGGGTACACCTGATGTTGGCTTATGACCAGGTCCGCCCATGCTTGTAGCAATACCGCCTGCGCTTGATCCGCCACCTGTGGCCATTTCGCTGACCTGACGACTTTCATTATATCGATCATGCCGGTCACGAATAGCATCTAGTTCTTTTTCACTGGCACCTTCACGTCCGGCCTTGGCCAGTGCTTTCATGCCATCTTTACCGTATTTCTCATTGCCTTTGGCGGCACGGCTCATGGTCTTTTGATTGCCTTCCGCCACACCTAACTTAGATTTTATACCACGTTTCATGGTATCACTGTCTTGTTTGTTAATTTTTCCTGATTGTGTTACACGTGGTGATCTCTTCCAATCATATGGATCATAAATGCCAATTGAATGATGTTGTCTACCAAAATGCATTTTTTCTGCACCGGCTTCTATCTTGTTGGCAATATTATTGCCAAACTCTTGCCTTATCTGAGTAATAATTAGATCTGGATCGCCGCGTTCGTCATCAAGATCATAGTATGATTCTGGATCAGTGGCATCTCTATATTGATAAATCAAGTCATCTAATCTTGCTCGCTTGTTGGGATCTAGTCCTTCGGCCGTTACAACTGGCTTTCCTTTGGGATCAGTCTTGGCTGCTTTGCCGATTCTAGTAGCCTTACCTCTACCAACTTCACCTTTACCACTAATGTGTTTACTGCTAAAGTCTGTCTTTTCACTCTTGCGTGGCTTCTTGGCCGGCAGCTTTTCTACCTGGCCACCCCGGGAGAAATAATCTTTAACAGCATCATCATAATCATCTTCTACTAGCAATTGATCAAATGCATATTCTGCTGCTTCGGCAGTAAAGCCCATCATGGCCTGTTCTTGGCCGTGTGCCATTTCGTGCATCAAGTATTCGTGTACTGTACGCAAGTAGTCGTTGGCTAAAGTGATCTTTTCGCTCACCCAACCATCCAATCCTTGCTGTTCGCTAACTTGTTTGAGCATACGATGTAGCTCAATTGCGTACTTGGCTGCGCTGTAGCAATCACTGCGAGCCATTTGCACTTCATGGTCTGCATGCATGTTATCTGCTTCTTGTGCAATTTGACTGGCTTCTACGATAAATTCTGTTGGTTTCATGTTAATTACCTATAATAATATGTATTTATTAGTTTACAATAAAGGTAAGTTGTTTACCTTC